TATATAATGACCTTGAAGGGGACAAACGGTGACCATTTAACATGGGTAGCCGGGAATTGTGTAACCTGCACAGACATTTCTGTGTGTATAGGTACAACAACCCTAAACATAATCATCATATATATATATGAAAATTAACGCAAAACCTGGGTCCAAAAGGACCAAACAGGCAAATGCACGTCGAGGGATAGCCGTTAAAGGCCGCAAGGCTTTTACACATAAGGAGTGGTATTTTAAACCACGTTTGGAGCATGAAGCAATAGTGCTTCAGTCCATCCTTAACATCTACACAGTTGATTATTATAATCAAATTGTAGACGATGTTAAAAACCTTATCACTGAACTCATCAGAAACCATGGGTTTACCGATGGTGCAAAGAGATATGGAATAATTAAAAACTATACCATTTCTTTGATCGAGTTCAGGAATCCTGCTAATCCCGGGTGGGTATCCACCTCGGAAAAGCATAGAATTCCGTCTAAGTTGGGAATAAATTTTGTCCAACTTATAGCAGACTACATGAGGAATACAGATGCCGATATTCGGCCGAAGTATTTCCAAGTAATCCTAACCATCCTAAACATTGTTAGAATGATCGATGGTCTATCAGAAGCAGAATTTTTATCTGTTACTGAAAAGGCCAAGCCAATCGATAGTGATCTCTTAAGCAAGTTTGATTCTTACGTTTCAAACAAACTTAAGCTTCATAAGTATGATTCGGATTCAACTGACCTAAATAGGTATCGTTTTCGTTTAAACAAAAACGGACCTAATGGAAAGCCGAAAATCGAAACTGCTCATGAAGAGGCGGTTTGCCTCTTAAATAGTACTTTAAACCGACCTTTCAAAACATTGTGTTCTGAACTGAAGGTAGAGTATCTATATGGCTATTTAACCGGTTTATCTGGTATTATACCAGATTCACATGTTAAGTACGGCACCACCCCGGCACAAACTAAGATTAGAAAGTTAGTCTCGGTCCCTGATTCTGGTTTTAAAACCAGGATCGTGGCTATCGTCGACTTTTGGACACAATTGATACTTGAACCTGTAAGGGAACATGTATTGAATGTGACAAAGCAGTTATTCGTAAAAACGGATTTCCGCCTAAATCAAGATCTTGGCGTGGCCAAGATGGTTGATTTTCAAAAGCGATGTCTAAACGAGGAAATTGTTAGAGGGCATAAGTTGAATATAAATTCACTTAAGTTCTACGACATCTCTTCGTGGACTGACAGGTT